TACGAGAGCCAGCAAAGGGAACTTGGTCGGTAACGGCACTATCCACGTTGGACCCTGTGATTGTGTAGAACTGCTGAACACCAGTAGTGCCTTTCAGAGTGAAACTAGTTACTTGCCCCAACGTCACACCCTTGACAGTTATGATTCCGTTGTAAAACATGAAGGGCTTCTGAGTCCTCTTGGCTATTCCTGACTTCTTCCTGTTGGCTTCGGTGTTAGCAGTGTCCTCGAAAAGCCTATGCGGGTCGTATCTGTCTCCTTTGTTACTCGTTTCCAATCTACCTGTGTCCGTGTAACAGAGAGCCGCATCGAAATTCACAGTCATTCTTAGAGCAGCATCGGTATCTGCCTTGAGAGAGAAATCCTTGACCTTGCACCCACGATACAGCCTTGTGAGTTGCTTGGTATCAGCAGCGCCTCCAGAGACATCTTCAGTAATATCAGTTCCACTATCAGCAGTATCGTTTCTTCTGATACTGACTTCCATAGCGAAAGACGGGACTGTGGACCTTGAAAAGATGAGCCTCTGCACTGGATTTTGTAAAGTAGCATAAGAAGAACTGCCGGAAGTAGTAATGAGATGGGGACTACCTTTGGTATTATCACCATTGAACTGGGTGAAGAAAATTGCAGAAGCACTAACATGACTGAAGCAGAATGGGTCGTCTATCCATATCGAGGAGTCTTTGATAGCCACTATCCTCCGTATCTCCGTCTTGTTGGCTCTACTGACTATACTATCAGCACCATTGACGGGCCATACACCATCACTTGCAGTTTCTCTATGGACGTTTATATCAGTAAGATTGTCATTATTAGCCCCAGCGCCCTCTGGAATCCAGACGTAATCCCCCACACCCGGAACCACATTACCAGTCAGTTCAGCAGCAGGAGTTCCGGTGTATTTGAAGAAGGAGTCGCCGGGGTTGATTGTAGTTGTAGTCTTCACCACAGCAGCGGCATTGCACAAAGCGGCGGAACTATAGTAAAGAGCATCACTATTAGAAAGAGCCGTCTTTATCCCAGCACTGCAAGTAATGCTGCTAAAAGAACCACTGTCGCTCGCAGCAGTGATATGACCCACATACTGACCGTATTGATTGAAAATAGCATCTCCGGGGTCTAACCCCACAGGAACAGCAGTGATTGCTATCGCTCCTGTATATCCAACAGCCTGCGCCCCATTGCTATCCACAGCCACACCAGCAGACACTATCGGCATCTTGACTACCTCATGACCAAGAGTGTAGTAGAACCAACGAGCGTTGTGTATGTTGGCTTCGAAAGAGCCACCTGTGTTGATGAACCTACCCGGAACTTGGATTGCAACATCACGACCAAGACCCACTACATGGAATCTCTTCAAGTCCACTGTAGTCTCCGGTAATGCGACTGTGCCTACCACTCCCACGAATTGGTCAGTCAGAACCGATTCTGCTGCAGCATTGGCATTAGTAGCATGTTCCATGTTGATGTCCATCGTGGGGGTCTTGTAAGGCAGAATATGTAATTTACCTACATCATTGGTAGCAGTAGTCACATTGGCAGTAGCACTGTGAGCAGTCCTCAATGCTGGTGTGAGGGTGAGTTCAGTGGCTGATTGTGCCACTATCGTGAAAGTCCTACCACTTTTTGAGTAATTGTCGTCTGAACTGAAAGCAGCACCGAGGTCAGAGAAGACCACCTTACTGCCTACCAGCATCCCTCTTGGGAACATTATCTGCTCACTTGCATTGACGGGCAAACCGTCTTCCCCATCTGCGAAAATAATGACGCTGGTATCTGCAATCGAGTCTTTGGTATGAGCAACAATACGCAGATTATTCGAACCCATACCGTTTTCTAGCACTATCCCAGACTCGTGTCCGAAACTGATTTCGGACAAATCACCCTTGTAGACTGTGGACGGCATGACTCTCTCTCACCTCATGGGATAAGTTCTGCAAAGATAACTACTTCGATTTGGAAAGTCGTTCTGAACAACATTTTGGACCTATCTGACAAATCTGTACGTGTTTTGAATACAAGCCTGTCAAAATTAGTGCCATCTCCCTTTCTCTTGATGTGAATACATCTACGAACCTCGTTCTCCATGTTCTGCATGTGCTTACGACTCCTCATGGTCCGAGCATCAAGAGTGATATTGATGCGCGTCGTAACAAAATCATAGAGCATTTCAGGAGTCTCTTCGTTGTGCGCTGTCTCAAAGACCAAAACGTAATCTCGATTTTTCATATCCAACCTCTTCCCGCGCTCTGGGCTGATTTCAGCGATATCTATGATTACAGGCTTGTAGTTATTGGTATTACCTCGATTCCAATTCGTGTCTAAGACATCAATCAATACGTCTAACCCTTCGAGCCAAGTAGCAGTCATACCTTCACCTTCCTGATAATCTTCATACCCACGTATTCGAAACCTAACTCATTCATCATAGGATTACCTTCTGTGAGCATCCTCTCCTCAACTATCTTCAAGACGCCTTTTCCCTTCTCGAAGTCTATCGGTTGCTGGGTATTCTCATCAATCATGACTCCGTCTTTCTGGATTATTCCTGCTTCTTCAAACTCTTCCCGCTCTTTAACTGCTCTAAGTGAGACAGGTTCCTGTGAAAAGAAAGTCCTCAATTCCTTCTGTGCATTATCGTCCTTTTTGAATCCCTCATTAATTTCAGATAAGGTCTCTACAGCGAAATCATCCTTCTTAGCCAAAGGAGACCACCTCCAAGTAACGTGGCAGAGTCCTTTCCACATCTGCTTTGTAGAGTTGGATTTTGGAAGACAGGTCCACATTCTGAGTTCCTTCTGGTATCAGAACGCTACGGTCATCACTCATCAGTAAATCAACCGCCACCATCTTGGTGCACATATCCTCTATACCTTTCTCAAGATAGCGCTCTCCATAGATGTAAGCCACCTTGATTGCATTCCACTCAAAGAACGGGTATGAGTTGTTGAAGTAAATGATACCCATCTCGTTGTCAATCCACCAATCTCGCAGTCTACCTCTATCACCAGAAGCACTACCACCCTGCAAATCAACTGACAAAATGTGTTGAGTGATTTTTACACCTGTGGTGTTCAAAGTGGTTAAAGGAGTCCCGCTGAGATTAACACACCCAGTGAAAGTTCCCCATGCTGTAACGGCCCCTGTATCAGAATGGAGCGTCGTTGCCGTCTTTCCAGTGTAAGAAACTACCTCGTTACCTATCTGTAATAGGCCCTTTTCAACGAAACCAGCAGTCTTAGATGCAGTGGTAGTGACTCCATTATCATCGAAAGTGTAACCAAGAGTCACTGTAGTTGAACTCACTGATGCGCTGTATGCAGTCGCTGAGGAAGTTTCACTCACCGTTATGTTGGTAGCATCACTTACTGCGACAGTGCAAGTCTCCCCAGCAGAAGTAGAACGCATACTAGTTATCTTGACCACACCGCTACCATAATCAGAATTAGCGGTGGCGAGGAACTCGTTATGAACAGCAACAGCAGAAGTGCTGCCTTCTAAAGTGAATGTAGTAGTAGAATCACTTTGGTCTGAAAGGAAATTGACGACAGTCTTACCGACTCTGTCTTCTTTATTGATTAGGTCAGCGAAATTCTGGGCTGTGGTAATTTTGTCGAAGTCTGACCTCCATTGGTTTGTTCCCGTCCCGATTTGTAATTTAGCAAAGAATCCGTTTCCAGAAGATAGGAATACGCTATCAGAAGCGAGTTTGGTGTAGTCTGTTATTATGACTCTACATTCTGCAGCACCTATCTCTCTGTAATCGTCTCCTTGCCAGAGTTCCAATCTAAGAATCTGTTGAACGTTTCTGTATAGAAGAGGAGTGGTTCCCACATAATCAGTGTAGTATCGGCGGCGATAAGGTTTGTATGTATCGAAGTTGATATATTCTGCATTGACTAGATTAGGTCTCCAAGAGTTATGAGTTATGTTGTCTATCTTGTCCTGCATCCTCTTGATTATCTTCTCCACCTTGTCTTTGGTCATACCACGAGTCCTACCATTAGTGAAGGAAGCCGTGTTCTGGACATATGCATTGTCAGCGAGTTGGTAGTTAGCATGAGTAATTGAGACAGCGAAGTTCAACTGGACACCGGGTGAGTTGGTTGCCACCGAGGTAATCGTTCTCTCTGTCCCCATGGGGTCTGCATCAGAATAGAGAAGAATGATATCATTAGCACTGAACCCTATGTTCCTGTAATCCGTTCCAGTGACGTATACTGCGTTCGCTGTGCTGTCTTGAGCGACAAGAACAGCATCCTGCGGTCCTATATCGAGTAGGTCAGCGACATTCTGCGCTGTGGTGTAGACAATGGCATCTGGGTCAAGAGGCCTTGTCTCTGCTTCACCCGGACTGAATACCTGTGGCATTATTGCCCCTCCTGCATCGCTCGCTTCTTATCGCAAACTGGACAAGTGCCGGGAGCATGCATCTCACCTTCTTCCAATTCTTTGAGCACTGCCCATGCCTTATCAAAAATCGTCATAGTCTCGCCCCCTCATCACGATGGCCGAGGTTGTATTCCATAGGCCTTTTGCAACTCCCACAATCTTTCTTCCACATGAAATGAAGAAGACCACAGTGCTTACAACGAGTGCCAGAGCCGATATTGAGAACGTCGCCTATATCCTTGTTTCTCTGTCGCTGCTCAGAAATTACGCCCTCCAAGGGCTTCAAATCGTTGTATACCTCGCTTGTCCCTAAGGACTCAGCCATTCTAACATTCTCTTTTTGAGCACGAGAGATGTCGTCAAAATCGAGAGTTTTTAACTCGAATCCCACACATCTCCCTCACTCTCATACACTACCTGTGCCATATGTAGTTGTTACAAAAATCCAAACATTACCAAGAATAGTATGCGGGTCAGCAGACACTATTGTGGCATTACCGGCAGCAGTAACTACGGCAGCCGCTATTGTCGTAACACTACTCGCGCCTTCTACGAAATCCTTAGGCGGGTAAGGCCCTAGTATTGTGCACGATGTTGTTGCTGCCATTTAGATTACCGCCTTCAAGAACGGTTACCTATCGCCATGAACTGGTAGTCGCCGCCAGACCCGCTAGTTATCGTAGCGAGATAGACCAACGCTCCGTCAATGGATGAGGCGGGTGCTGCCAAAGCGGTCGCCCCTACTCCGTTGATGAGGAAAGTATCTACGCTCGCTAGAAGGTCAGCAAAATCAATGTGACCGCTAGTTGCTCCTGAGTTAGTTAGTGTTCCAGTCACCACAGCCTTGTTTCCAAATACTGTCGGTCTTGCGTCAAATGCTAATGTTGCTAGTAATGCCATTTCTAATCACTCTTCTGTTTTTTCTGCCTCTTCCTTGGCTGGTTCTTCGACTATTTCCTCGACTATTTCCTCGACTATTTCCTCGACTACTTCTACTTCAGGTTCGACTACTTCTACTATCGGCTCAGGGGCGGGGGGATTTAGATGTTGCTCCACTACACCAAGTAGCGCACTCTTTGTCTTGTAACCTAGACCCAGAGATACACCCTGTTCGTCTAACCACGTTATGATATCAGGTCTTCGCCATCCAGAATCTGGAAGGCCATCCCCATCATCGTGAGTAGGAGCCTCATCTCCTTCGATTTCGAAATTCTCACCCATGTGGAAACGATTATCATCCATCCACTTTTGAGTTACATCTACCCATTGAGCCCTCGGAAAGACAACGTCCTTCCCAGCACTTCTGGTCTCGTAATGAGGACCCAAAAACCTAACCTGCGGCAATTATACACCTCAAGAGACTATTGCCATGAAAAGAGTTCTGTTGTCCAATGTGCCCTCTGCGAGCATTGTGGCCGTTGCACTTCCGCCGGAAGTGAGGTTAGTCGTGCAAGTCAGAGACTTACCCGCCACGCCTGAGCCACCGATTATCAGTCCGTGAATGGTATCTGCATCTCCACCAACTGTGAAGACGTTAAGGGTCTCCACTAGAGTGAGAACACCCATCACGAGTTTCAACCCTCGTCCTGCTGTATTTATCGTATCGTCATTAGTCGCTTGGAATCCAGTTATAGCGCCGGGATAAGCATCTGCTACCCCTGCGGCACCGTCTAACCAGCGCGTGCTACCTTCTAACGCTCCTGCATACATATCTATTTCAAAATCTACGGCCATTACGCCGCCGTTTCCTGTTGTTCTGCTAAATGTTACTGCCATTTTTTTTCACCTCTATCTCCTATAATTCTCCATCATCACTTGATGTCTCGAATACTTCCTTGTCCTCCGAAGAAAGTGGTCCAGACCTCTCCCATTGTTCGGTAGAGTCCTTCCTGACCCAGTCTGTTGATGGCGAATGGGTCTCCAGTCTCGATGCCCGACTCGAAATATTGTGTCGGTATTGCTGTGCTGAAGTATAGGTAGTCTGTGTCTAAGTAATACATCCTGCTGATTCCATCAGAGTTGTAAACGTCCTTGGATGGGATGATTGGAACACCGTTGTAAGTAGCCACGATGAACCCGGCCTCCATACCCGGAACACCCTTCACACCGTTGTAAGTGGGGGTGACCCTCTTCTCTTCCATGAACCTCTGCTGACTCTGCAATAGTTGCTGTAGACGCATTAGAGTATCGTAGCCGGTCAGAATGACCTTCGGGTTTCCACCACGAACCCAGACTTTCTGGAACAAATCATCCAGTTGGTCAAGGCTCAGTGTGCGGTTAGTTCCGCTTGTCGCTGCATTACACTCAGAGTAGGACCAACCGTTGCTGCCCCCGTTTCTGTCAATGCTGTAGATATCTTCTCTGGTAGCCGTGTAGTGGGTTCCAGCAGTCATTGAGGTGGAATCACCGCAAGTAATCCTGTCGAGAGATTCCAAGTTGTTACCTGCTACAGTGTCTATGTCGCCAGTGAGCATCAAGTTCACCATCTCAGCGTGATGCTTGCCCATCTCTTCCTTGAGAACTTGTCGAATGTCTCCGAGGCCGTCGTCCTTGTCAGCGAGGAAAATCGCCACTTCGCTCATGTCGAATGCGTGGGCGATAGTCTTGGGCTTTGCAGCAACGTGCTGGAAAGTCGGCTTGACCGTCTCAGGCAGAGTCGCGTTCTCAGCAACACCGCCGTGAACGGCGCCAGCATTAGGCTTGTCTGTGATGACTCGCCATCCAGACCTGTCCCAAGGTTTCTTGGGTAGTATGCTGAAGGCGTTGAACTCTTGATTCATCTGACTCCATACTTTGCGTCCATAAATTGCTTGATAGGTCCCACCAGTAGATGAGAGCATTGGGCTATCAGCCTTCAGTAGTTCACTACCACTGTAGGTGTAACCCATTGCGTTCCCTGCGCCATAATAATAACGCTCCATGTCTGTTACTGTTCGAATATAGTTTCTTGCCATTCTTCATCACTCCTTTATTCAGTCGCTCCTAAATGCTCTATTTGCTAAATTGTGAACCTCAGTCCACGACATTTCAGCAAGGTCTTCTGTTGAGGGGACCTCGAACACTGGGAGGGATTCGTTACTCTTCTGGATATTCTCGCCAATTTCGGCGGGAGTTCCGATATTCTCAATACGCTCAGTTAGTGCAGCGATACTCTTCTGGATTTGGTGAAGTGGACCACGAGCGTCGAAGGCCTGTGCCTCGGCCTTAGTTACCTCATTAGTCCTCTCGTGCGCGTATCGTGATGAGAAATTATTTTCCAAGGCACCCTTGAACTCTTGCTCAAGAGCAGCAGCCTTGTAGATTTCATATGCAGCCTCAACATCGCTCTCAGATACTCGGTCTGGAGTCAAGAAATTACCCTTTTTGACTGCTTTACTGCCCTTACCAGAAAGGCCTGAAGCAGATAGAGCATTGGTAGAAGGCTTGCCGCTCTCGGTCGCTCGACCCTTTACTTGACCAGTCCTCTGTGGTAGACTCTGCTCCAATTCCTCAGGGGTGGAACCAGCGTTAGCCTTGGAGACATTATCGAAGTGTGAGCGTGCGGCTATTGTGTCCACACCTGCACTCTTCAGACTTGTCTCCATCCAATCGAGATACTCAGAAGATATGACATCGGAGTATTCCGATTTCTTCTCAAACGGATTCTTTTCATCCTTATCCTTCTTGTCATCGCCATTGTCATCGTCGCTGCCTTTGTCATCGTCGTCGCCATTGCCGTTTTTCTTATCGTTCTTACCGTCTAACCAAGGAAGTCCTTTCTCCATAGAATCGAGCCTTCCTTCTAAACGACCAAGAACGTCAGTCATTTGCGTCATAACATTGTTGTCTTCTTCTGTCATTTTATTCACCTTGTCTTCTTTCAATATTCTAAATGTTGCTTCTGGATTGATTCCTTTTTCACAGATTGTTACTTCGTGTAGTTCAAGTTTGCTGATTTCTTGGTAATCGCCGTGCACTGGGTCTGATTTTCTGACTCGCTTAAATGCCTGCCCTCCGATACTAAAACCCCTTAGTGCTCCTTTTCGGATTTCGGCAGCGACTTCCTTTGCTTTTTCGATGTCATTTCTGAGTTCTACTACTACAAACATCCCGACATCATCAACTTCGCTTTTCCACAACCTCCCTTCACTATCTGTATAATTTGGAATCACTTCACCGACTTGTATGTTTGAATGCGCTAATTGCACGTTTCTAAATTTCGGGTCCCCCATGTATTTTTGGAATGCATCTTTGAGCGCTTCTTTGGTTATTTTATCCCCTTGCTTGTCTACTACTTCCACGCTCGCGTAGCCTGCAACGATGAGGTCTCCACCCTTGATGAGAGTGATTTTATGTTCTGAACTGACTCGAAGAGGGGATAACACACTGGCTCTGAATGTGGCTGCCATACTACTTTAATGAAGCGACACCAAAAATATTACGTTTTTGGGTCGTCTTTCTCATCAGAATCGCTATACTGCAAGCCTTTCCTCTTTCTACGCTGCCGCTTTATATGCGGATATTCCTTTTCGGAATCCTCAGTTGGCCGAGCAATCATGTCCCAATCTGGCATACTCTCTTCCCCCTCCAAATGAGTAGGGCCTCTAGGACTCTCTGTTAGAGACCCAACATCTATCCCCAGACCCTTTGCTCCACCTGTGAATCCGAATTGATTCTTCTCCAATAAATCCAATGCTCTCTCTATGAGCGTAAGCCCCTCTTCCATCTTGGGTTTGAGCAACAAGTCCTCATCATCCAACTCCTCGGAGTCTTCTTCTATGTCCTCTTGTGAATCTTCTGATGGAATGGGGTCATCTACTCTCTCAATCTTACCCTTTAGAAGCATACTCACTACTTGCCCCCAAAATGGTTTCAAACTCTCACTCAGCATTATACTGTAGTTCCCTCCTCCCATATCACTGAGAATGGTATCAGGAGAATGGACCCAGAAACCGCCATGAGACTTCTCCAATGTGTAAGACACTTCGTCTTGGTATGGTATGAATACTACCACTTTATCATCAACCACTTTGACATCGTGTGGGAAATGAAGGTGCTTGAGTGACTTCGAAAGCATCCCAAGAGTTTCCATACTGACGCTGGATTCTCCTTCTCCTTCTCCTATCAATTTCATAGGAGTAAGACTGTAAACATCTCTACCATCTATCTCTTGATGCTTTATCCCACTAACTTTCACCTCTACGATGTCTCCCTCTTCGAATGGCTTTGGGCTTGAGACTGTCCCTACGTCCAGATAGATATCATTTTCAAATTCTACCGTTTTGTCTTCTATCCCATCATCATCAATCAATGGTCCTGCTCCAAGTCTGTAAGTGAACGGCTTCTTTCCTCTCTTATCCAATATTTTGAGATTGATTGACTTGTTAGGTCTGAGAAGCACCCATTTGGGATGTCTTCTCTCACCTTTCATGTAAGTGCTCTTCCCATCTCTCAATAGCAGAGTCTTGTGCTCGTCTAAGAAATTATTGACCAAATCCTCCAATCCCTCTTCATCCGTGAGTTTAGTATCATGTGGTCCGGGTATGGTGACTTGCTCATAACTATCGAACTGTCCTCTTAGAATTTTCAATCTCTCTTGCACACTCATGTCAGTCACATCGGTATCATCGTAGAAGGTGATGTCTATGACGTGTAATTCCTTTTTATCGAGAATCCCATCCAGAGTGCAATCCTTCTCTCCGAGGTTCTTGACCCCATTTTTAGCCCAATCCGGTATACTTCTCCGCCCTCCGCCTTCATCATACCCGTTTATCTCGTCTCCCTTCTTGGTAACCACTATCCTTTCTCCATCATACCACTTAGAGACCACCCAAGTGCCGGTGAATCCACGAAGCCTCTGGAGGTCCTTGAACGAGAATATTCTGTGCATGGGTCTGATAGGCGGGACCCAAGAAGGGGAGTCGCCCTTCATCAAGAGGGAGTCTGGGTTCAAGAGGTAAGCAGCGTAATCACTCGGTTCGCTCCAAGTTCCGGATTCTTTGACCTCAGCAGGAATCATACTTCCTACTAATGGGTCTTCATACGGAGTGAACTGATTGGCTCCTCTCTCCCAAGTCATTGCCTCATCCTGCATTTGAACGGTATTGGCCACATCAAGGTCCCATAGACTCGATATAGCATCCATAGGAGCCGGACTAAATGCCTCTTCTTGAGTGTGAGGTCCTAGAACTGGTTTCCCAGTGCCAAAATCCATACCGTGTGTAGGGACCCCTCTTCTATAATTAGAATATTCCAACAGTCCGGTTTTGTCGAATAAATCCATTATCGGCGTTCCTGTGGTCCCCATCGGGTGTATTTCCCTTCCGGGTCCGTCTCTAATCGTCTCAGTTGTGATATCCTTAGGCAAAGAAGACAAATCCACATTGGGGTCTTGGATGAAGACGTTCTTCATCTGATGCTCGATATTCCTTCCTGAGACTCTGAAGTTTCTGTTGCTGTGTCTACCTTGAATATGGATATCGCCATCTCCATCTTTTACGAGCATCGAATGTTTTCCTTTATCGTCAATTGTAGGAGCCGACATAGGAGTTATTCCCAAAGTAGCAAGACCCTCTTTCCCGAATTGTCTTCTTACATTGGTTTGGAAACCTAGTATAGCCTTTCTCATATCTTTCATTGGCTTCTGCCAACCTTTCACTGGCGACCCACCGTGAAACAATACTTCTCCGTCTCCGTCTTTTACATTTCTTTCGAATCCATACATGTTGAAGAATTCCTCATCGCTTAAATGATTAAGATTAGGCGCTCTTCGAAGTTTTTGAACATGGTCTAGCACGTTTTCTACATCTTGATATTTATCGAAGAAGTTATCACCCTTTTCGGTGGATAATTGCGGATTACTCCGTATCAAATGCTCCATTGACATAACTGTCCTATGGTCATCGTCATTCTTCAATCCACTTTGTATGGAAGTGAGCATGTTAGTAGCATGGGCTCGATGTGCTCCGTCTTGTGGATATTTCAAATAATCCATCAAGTCTTCAAAATCAGTCTCTCTAGTAACACGAAAGCCGTGTTCATCCATATGATTGTGGAAGTTACCGAATCCTGTCTGGTGCAAAGGAAGTTTATCTTCGTCAATACCGTAACCACTCACTGTTATGCCAAGGTCTCTAATGTATTCAGCAGGGAGATGCTTCAACGCTCTATTGGCTAGTTGGAATATTTTGTCTATGTCAATATTCAGATTGGGGTTGGAAGAAGTGAAAGTATCTTCTGAATACATCGGGGCCAAATGACCAACCATCGTGAGTATAGCGTTGTAATGAGATTCAATCATATTCTGCAGGTCATCGTATAATCTTCCTTCATGGCCCTTTCCAAGTTTCTTCTCTTGGATAGTTTTACCACCCCCCTTTTCTCTTGCAAGAGGCCCCCCAAGTTTCGTCTCTTTGACAGTCTCTCGCAAAGCCTTCGAATCTAACAGAAATGATTCAGCAGCGCTCCCCTCTGTTACATCCAAACCCTCCGGTCTGGCCCCGAAGGTAGCCTGACGTGTGGCTAAACTTGCTGGAGTCATTCGCATTATGGAAGACGGTCTTCCCCTTTCTCCTCTACCCATCATGCTATTGATAGTATGCGACATCAGAGACTGGTCTCGCGCTATCATGTCTGGTGTCCTGTTCTCTTTCTGCCGCGCGCCCAGTGGTTGCTGCTGTGTAAGTTCTAATGGGACATCCACCGTTCTGCCGTACTCAGCGGTGATACCGGCACCAGCAATATCTATGGGCTTCTTGATATTCCAATTGATACCTTTCCCATGAGGGGTCTTGACGTTGTGTTGACGTGATGAGTAACGAGGGTGAGTAATATCAAACTCTTTGTCATATTTTGCTTTAATCTGAGACATGCTCAATCCTGAGATAGTGTTTACCACTCCGGGAAACAAAGAGGACAAACCGGCAAGAATCTGATTCTTGGGATTGCTCGCATCCTGATTCTCCGGGTTTTTGGAGTTATTGAAGCGAGAGAGCACAGCATGTGGGGTGTTGAATAAATCATGTCGAGCAGCGATATAGGGGCCCCAGAGCCCTATGTTATTCTCATTGACAGTGATTCTACTCCCATCAGTGGACCCGATGTAACTGTTACCATCCCCATCGCTACTGTGGTCATGCAGCATTTCAATGAGAGTATGGGGATTTCTCGAAAGCCCAGAGGAATATAACTGAGCAAACAAAGCAGCAGGAGTGTAATGTCCTCCATCCTCTATGCCCCACCCCTGCATCATTGCCAACTCTTCGTCAGTCGCTTCAGACTCATCGAACCATAATGGGCTAGTATGCAGGGTTTGTTGATTACGCAACTCCTTGCCTTGCGATGCAATAATTCTATGGATTTTCGCTCTTTTGAGCATAGAAGCCATATTCTCCTCTGAAATCAAAGGGCCTGAGTGATGCTCTGCCGGATAATAGGGATGCTCACCTGCAGGTATTGCGGCTCCGGTTTCCGGGTCATAACCAAGAGCGAGCATGATAGAACTCTTCTGTAGCCTCTTATCCTGATAACCAGAATCAATGATGTCTCCTATTGGATTATCACTCCCAGAAAGTTGCTCGGCGGGAGAGATAACCATCCCCTCTGAATCCTTCTTCTCCTTTATCTCTGGCAGATTCCTGAACACTCTATGTTTCTTACCATCAGTATCGAAATGATGCTTATTCCCATCTTCATCTTCACCCAAATCTAACCCACCCAAGGCCTCTCTAAGATTGTCCTGTATCTCATCGCTCAACCCGTCCGAGTGAACGATATCATGCAGAGAGTCGAATAGCATATCCTGCTCATAGGCAGACAACTCATCATTGCTCTCCCTACGAGGTATGGCATTGCTGTTAGTGAAACCTGCCGTTCTACCACCCCAATCAGCAAGTCCTCCCATGACATGATGGAACGAGCGTTTGAGTCTACCAGCAGAGACTGTTGTCCCATCTGGGAGTTTGATGTCTTGGTTACTCGCTTTGTCAAGACCATCAAAAGCGGCCTCCAATATCGCACTTCTCTCCTTAGGAGAGAACCACTGTAGTTGATGAATCCAAGACAGTTCACCTAGATTGTGACCATGTTCGATGATGCTCTGCTTCTCTGCCTCCTCAAAAGAAACCCCCTCTGGCGTACTTTGCCAATGTGCGTAAGCCTGTTCTGGAGTCGAATCTCCTTCTGCTACCTTCTCGCTTTTCTTCTCCAAATCTACAGCATCACTCATCCAACTTCTCGCTCTGTCGTCAGCGTGTAGTTTACGGAGTTCCAATTCCTCCTCGGAATGGTCATGCCCACTTTGTATATCAGTAGAAAGTCCCATCGCCTTGACTCTCGCTATTGCATTAGACCTCCAATTACCATCATGGTCCAAATCTTCAGTTTCTGAATTGATGCTTCTCCAGTCATCATCACCAGCGAGCCATCTCTCAAAGTCCCTGTCGTATGCTCCTCTGATTGATGTGACATCAGAGCCCTTGATACCATCAAGAGGACCAATACCGTGATAGAATATATCACCATTCTCTTTCAACATACCAGTATGATGAAGGCTCTTCTCTTTCCTCATTATCCTGTCTTGCATTCTCTCTAAGGTCTCTACGGCTTTGGCGTGAGTAACGTCTTTGGTATGAGTAGGTAGAACCTGCTGTATGATTGTATCAAGTCTCGCTGTTCTCCCAGTGCCTGAGTTCATCATTTTAGAAGGGTCATAAATGGAACTGAAGGGATGGTCGTCCGATGTGCCATAGGGCGCAAGACCATTTGGATTCACCTCTATATCATGCGCGTGAGAAGTAGGGTCACTACCCCTCGATTTCACTCTTTTCCTCCAAGGTTGTCTCTCAGAAAGATGATGATTGCTTTGTTCTGCTACCTGCCTTCTCCTCTCAGCATCAGAAATAAAGACCTCAGCGCCATGCCCTCCCTTGAGGATGCCCCCAATTTCACTCTTTACGAATGAATCACAGATTCGCTCTCGCCAAGTAATATCAGGTTCAAAATTAGATGTTTCAAGATTCTTTTTAGCGAAGAGGTATTCCCCTACGCTATCATCAATATCATTAGCATCTATGATGCTCAATAAGAGTTCATTACGTGCTTTTACAAACACCGAAACGGCATCATCAAGCACACAATACCACCTTACTCAAGTTTAGGCGCGTCTCCACCTGCAAAATCTTCATGGCCCTTGTTCTGGTCATGAGTGTTTAATTTTCTACCCAAGGAATCTAAATCGGTTGTGGACTTATCTGCCCCTTTGTTCTTCACAACTTCTGATTCCAACAGGTGGTTATTGGTAGTATAATGGGCATTTCGAGTTAAACCGCCGCTTTCTGATTGAAGAGATATCTCATGAGGTGAGGTCTTGAATGCTACAGAATATCCCGGTTGAGACTTTTCTATCGCATCAATTCTCTTATCAATACTCTTTGCTTTCTTCAAGAGGCTCATGACCTCTTTGGACACTTCTTCCTTTCTTGGTTTCAAACTACCACATCCGTATCTCTACTCTGCTCTGCCATTTCATGAATCTCATCCCATGACATCTCGTGAATCTCTTCACTGCTCAGTAGGCCTATTTCCAAACTATCGGTTTTGAGAAGTGAAGCATCTCCAAGAGGTAAATCCCCTCTGAAAGGGTCCATTCTGATATCTTCGGCAAGAGGGGTAGTCATTGATACGAAACCCGCTCTTTTCAAAAGTTGTCCCGGATTGAGTAACATCTTCTTGAGTTCTTTATTCTCACTTCTGAGTTCACCTAATGAATCGTCCATACTCTCCATCTTGTTGATAAGAGCGTTCATCAAACGCTCAGTATTACTCTCGGATTCTATCACAATAATTCCTCACTCTGGTCTGTAAGCCCTTCCATAGGTTCCAGTGTGAGGCCTCATTCTACCATGAGAACGAGCGGCAATAATAGTGCCCGGTAATTGACTGTCCCGCTGAGAAGTATCGAAATTGGTCCCACGCTCGTTGAACTTCATGATTGAACCAGTCGCAAGGTGGTTCTCAGGAGTATACACTTCACTGGTCTTCTGCACTGTCTCTGTTAGGTCGTCATGTAGATAGTTACCAAACTTCAAAACTTCTGTGAGATGGTCTCTTGCCTCATCGGGTTTTCCATTTTCCAAAGCCTTGGAAAAAGCCTCCGTATGCACATTTAATTTTCTCGCCATAGGGTCCATCTTACTCAAATCCATGCTCGTTCAACTCTCTCGAAGTGGTGTTGGTTTAATTATACTTACGCTCCACGAGGCCTTCTAGCATTCAAAAGGGCGTTAGAAACATTCTGTGCTAATCCGGGCTGTAAACCGTTCTGCTGAACGCTTGAAAAGGGAGAGCCTGCTCCCATAGATGACCTTTGTTGAGGTCTCGCTGGTCCTTGTGGAGTTCTGATACCCACCCCTTCTCCGCCGGGTTGCGATGGGGGCATCACTTGTTGCATTACACCCGGAGGCATTCCCGGAGGCATTCCCGGAGGCATTCCCGGAGGCATTCCCGGAGGCATTCCCGGAGGCATTCCCGGAGGATGCATTCCGGGAGGCATACCACCCGGAGGCATACCACCCGGAGGCATTCCCGGAGGCATCATTCCACCGGGCGCTGGCGGTTGTTGCTGTTCCATTGGGTCAATCTTTCTGTAGACAAAGCGAATGTCCCTCTCCCCTTCTTCGAGAAGTTCCGGTTTGTAACCTAGCATCATCATACGTTGAGCGAGATTCGCTTCCATCTCATCTCTTCTGAGACGAGTAATCTCGTCTTCCTCCTCGTTCGGATAAAGAGTCATTTTCCAATCTTTGACTCCCATCTCGTTCAACATGCGCGGGAAAATAATTTCAGTGAATACCTTCTGCCCGTATTCAACAGCACGATTAGTCACAAGAATTTGCATTCCCTCGTTATTGAGACCCCCGCTCTTACCATTATCAATCATGAAAACAGCACTCACCCCATAGAACGCCGCTATCCTATTTCTCATTTCATCACGCACCGAGATGTATTGCATCTCTTCTAATGTGTCCATGAACTTGACCCAACTCACGCCTCCCCTGCCCGAAGCAGACTCTACCCCTATCTTAGGGATATAATGCGGGTCTCGTTCCATTTTTTCGTCTACTGTCTTCCAGAAGGACTTCATTGATTCAAGATTGTCTGTAGTGACTGAGATTATACCTTTGGGACTTCTCCTCTTCTGATACGCTGTATACATGTAATTATCCATAGCAGTGAGGGTCATGGCTTGTCTCCACATCGTATTGACAGGGCTCCTACCATACAATTTGGAGGGATTGTATTTGCTAACATGGATGATTTCACCTTTTAGATAATACTGGGTCTTCCCACTTCCAGCCATATTGACGTAATGAACATCATCCATCTCGCTTCCGCATATTTGACAATCATCTTCTTGACCGGGATATGAGACTTGGTCCCTATGCAACGGACACACTTTGTAACGACCGCCCCTCACTCCCCTCTTGTCTGATACTATACGCATGAATATGGGGTCACCGCGAATTACCTCTTTCACTCTGAAGAAAAGTATTTTAGAAGTCTCAGGGTCCACGTAGTATTCCTTTATCAGAATCAGGAAAGCATCATCTATGATATCCAAGTCCTTCTCAATCTCATAAAGGACGTGTATGAAATCCTGTTCCATAGAGTTCTGCTGTTTGAACATCCAGCGAGGATAGACCAATTCGTCGGGTTCTGGTGGTCTGACCTCATAACCACACGTAGGGCATTCATCCACATCATGTTGAAACTCCTCCCCACATGTATCACATCGGAATCTGAATCTCTTCTCCCAATAATACCCTCTTCGGAATATCTCTTGTTGTAATTTGGATATCACAGTGCGAAGAATCAGATTCTCATGAGATACAGCATACAACGCTGGAAGCGTTATTCCTTGAGCCATAACAGGCTCTTGAATACCAGTAGTATGCAGCGGCATCTGCGGTTGCGGAGTCGTGCGTTTCTTGAACGGATTTAGAGTGTCCAAGAATCTTCGAACTGGTCCCTCATTTGCCACTAAACACCACCTTCCCCATTTGCGCCTCTAACGACCCGCTTGATTGTTTCCCTTTTCTCCAAGTCATTCGTATTCAGATAAGATAAAACTCTCTCGACTTGTCCATTCTTATCTTTCACATACGGAGAGATTCCTTCCAACAACTTCCTTATCTCGTCTTCCTGATAGAATAAGAGTCTATGTATGATTATGTTATTGCTTTTCTGATTAAGTTGAAGAGAGCCACAATCGAGAGATTTGTGCAACTCTTCACAATGTGCTTTTCCTCTTTTCCCAGTAGCGATGAAACCAGCACGCGGTTCTCCTCTTTCGGTGATTGTAATGAATCCGTCCCCTTCCAAGAAATCTGCTGCATAAGACCAAGGGTCCTTGATGATAATACCATAATCAGACATTTTCACGAATGTTCTTCTACCGCCTCCTGCTATGATATCAACTTCCTCGCCATACATCGAAAGTAGTTTGGACAATTTGGAAGGACTCATGCTCTTTTGCAAGAAAGAGGAATCCATCATCCTCTCTTGAAGCCTCCTACTGGTCAAGGCCCCCTCACTTTCAAGTATCTCAGAGGTCTTATTGAGTATATCCTTCTCCTTCTGTGTCAATCTGTCTATTTGATGAAGAGCAGTTTTCCACACTTTTATCGCATCAGTCTTCTGTAACATAGCATTGTGCCAAGCGTTCCTTTCCTCTTCATCCCAGACATCTTGGAAATCGTCCAACATCTTGAGAGCATTATCTGCTCCTTCCCAGAGATTACATGCCTGTATCAAACTCACACTTCTTGAATTACCGAACTTCCTGAGACTCCTCAAATCTTCGTCTGTGACTCCTAAACTCTTGATGATGTTACTTCTGTCTTTGGCCCAAGACAAGGAGGATAGGGTGGCTTTAATCTCCAAAGACTTGAGAGACTTGACATCTTCAATTATCGAATCCACTTCGGTTCTCACTTCCTCGTTGTCTTTTCCCATCTTCTGAAGTCTGTTTATGAAATCAGAAGAAGAACACCCTAAGTGAGTCTCGAACCAACCTCTTCCGGTGTTAGAGAACACATATTGAGGGGCCTCTACTTCCTCTTCCTCATTTATGGCTTTTTCGAAGATATTATCCTCTTCAAGAAAAGCGCTCGACCACATTCATTCAACTCCAAAGAGTAGTATTCAAATTGTTATCTTCAATATATGTTGTATTCATTATTCATCACCTTACGATATTAACCACGAATCCCCGTCTCCACTCCTAGGTTCGCCACTGAGCCAGTCATCGAATCCCGGCATATAATCATCAAGCATAACTACCGACCCTCTGAATTCCTTTGAGGCCCAATTTGCAAGAGCGAGACTCATCGCCAAATCATCATGAACACCAACGCTCTCTAACTTGCCGTTCTTCTGCATACCAAAACGATTCAATTCGATTTCCAACTCGTGTGTATACTTCCTGCTCTTCTCATTACCATACGGTAATTTGATTTGACCTTGCTCGAAAGCGAGCAAAAGACTCATGAAAAGAGACTCTTTCTTTGCACGAGTGGTCATGAATACTCTGATTGGCATATCTGCCCTCATTTCCCTCATCTCTTGTTCAAGCATGCGCTGGAAGTTATTACCCTCAAGTTCTATGAGTTCAGGAGAGAATCTACTATTGAGTATCACCATCATCCTCTTCTGCGCCATTGAAGACATTCCACGCTCATGCACAACGTGAACTATCTCTTTGAAATCCTCATTGGGTTTCTGTCGCATGACCGTCATAGCAGTGAAGTCAGCGTTCTTATCCGATGAAATTGCCGGGTCATGCCCGATGAAATGCTGTCCGAACACACCATCTGCCTCCCCCTCTTCGTTGTAATTCGTCTCTGCTCTATCAAGAAGAACGAGTTTGATGTCTCTAGCCCCTTCTAGTATGTCCATCGGGAACATACTGGCAACATCGTGAATCGGCTCACAGAGATACTCTCGACTGAACTGAATGGCTGGCATGCTCATTCTCCTCCGTTCTAGAGATTCCAAATCCCATCTACTGGGCCACAACGCCTTGCCTTCCGAGTTGATTGCTGGATAAGTGTCTACCACAAAGGTCTCTTTCTCCTCCAATTCTGCATACAGGTCATTGTAACTGAATGGCGTTCCTACCATCATTAGTTTACTACTGTGATGGAGAACCGGGAGAAGGACACCGTAGAACCAATCTGCTGCTCTCTGCAATTCGGTTCCCGTTGTGCCCCACAAAATATCGTCGCATACAACAACATCAGGATGGAATCCACGAGTGGCCCCTCCAACCGATTTAGCCATTATTCGAGAGCCATTCGATAGTTCGAAGTATGACTTCGCCCATGGTCTGCCCTCTGGAATCAAAGGTCTCAAGATATTGCTGCCGTCTATGTTTTGCTTGATGAAACGCATGTGCTCAAGAGTCTGTTCAAGGGAGTGAGAAAAAATCATGACATGTAATCCGGGATTAAAAGTGGCTAGCCACAAGGCATATGACATGAAGAAAACTGATTTACCATGGTCACGAGATGCCTTCACGCAGAAATACTGATGTTTGTCCAGACCTTTCTTCCACTCGTCATGATGCCAGTTCATCTCGAAACCCAGTATATCCATGAAGAAATACTCGAACGACTTCTTGGACATCTCGAAGTCCATCTGGTCAATGAATTCCTGCATGCTCTCGTTAGTCATCGTACCACCGCCTTCAGTAATCGGAATGCAATCTCCATAGGCTCACTCTTCGGCAATCGCACTCCGCCCGACAATATCTGCGCCAAATCCTCTTCTTCTGTTGGTGGAGAAGTTCCGGGAGGAGTTTCCTCCACCAACTGGGTATCTAAGATTGGAGTGTCATCACCAGCCATAGATTGGCCTGTCATAGATTGGCCTCCCATAGATTGGTCACCCGTATCTGGCATATCATAATCTCGCACTTGCTCAGGTGCACTCGGCACATATCCACCCCCTTGGCTTGTAGCGCCAGTTGTAGTACCTGTAGTCGGAGACGATTGACTGACTGCGACTGGCGCGACTGGTGGTGGCGATGGTGGCGGTATTGGTGCGCCCGAAGAAAGTGATGGGGTCGTAAGTGATGGAGGTATTCTAGGAACAACGCTACCAGAAGAGGGGTTTATTGTGGTGGGACTTCCGAATAAATCGGCGGTCTTCTTCCCAGTAGAGGGGTCATAGTGTCCCCCTCTGGTATCTATAGCCCCTCCGATATTACCTAACTGAAAGCCAGTAGGCACATTGAAACCTTGATTTCCCCATCTATTCCATTGACCTTGATTGGGCATACCTCCTCCTTGACCGGAAGGAGGACGAGCCGGAGCATATGCTGCTATCTGTTGTTTCCAACCACCCGGTCTGTGATATCCAATAGCCTGACCAACCCGGTCAGAAGGGTCAAGAGCATCTCCAGCCTTACCTGCTCCAGCCCCTGTCGCTGCACCATACGCCGCAGCAGAACCAGCCCCACTCACTATGTCTTGTTGATTCGCTCCGGCATCTGCAAGGCTGGTCAAGAACTGAAGAGCACCAAGACTGCCAGCAGCAAAGCCACCTAAACCAGTTTTCGGTTTTCCCATTAAATTCCCTAGCAATCCAGCGCTTAGACTTCCACTGCCAGCGCCACTACCACCGCCACCGCCACCGCCACCATTTGCTTTGACCAGAACCTTACCCATCACTGTCCCTCCAAAGATACCTTCACTGCTTTAACGAGAACAGGTTTTGTATTATACGCCTTCGCCACACGATTCCAATCCCCTTTGCTATGAGCGATTGCTCTAATGTCCTGCTTTTCAAGCCCCATCTTATCAGCCAAGAACGAATGACTATCTGTTGTGCCTGATGGGACTGTGGACACCCTCTTCAAGACTGCCACATCTTTCTTGGCATCTAACATCTGCAATCTCTCCATCGCTTTGATTAGCCTGTCTTCCACTGGTATCGTATCAAAACTGGCAGCCACTGGGTAATCTGGCAGAGTCTGTTGAGTAGTCTCCGACTTTTGCCTCTGGGCATTGATGAAACGCTGCGCTGCCATTTGTGGCGTGAACTCTTGCCCACTTTGCAATGCCTGAGTTTGAAGAGATGATTCATCAATAGCATGTTGAGGATTTTGTGTCTTGAAATGCTCGTATATCTGCGCTTGAGTCTCTGGGGAATAATTAGCGATGCGATTCCATATGTCAGAATCACCAGAGGGCGGAGCAAGCGGCTTCAACTCCTCATCAGATTCAGGCCCATCAACACCTTCAGGGTATTGTCTCCATTCCTTTATTTTCCTTTCAGCCAGATACGGAGGCAAAGGCACTGTACCCATGTTCTGGTCCAACAATCTGGGAAGAGTGACGTTAGAGTAATCGGGAGCCTCTGTGGTTGCTCTTCTCGGTTGATGCCCATGAGCATGGGAGATGGAGTCAGCCACGAGATTGAACAAACCGTCCTGCGCCTCTAAATCCGGGTGAGGCGGAAAGTGCTCAAGTGCGAACTCCTTCATTGATTCGGGTTCCACATGGTGCGCTAGACCGAACAGTTTCTTTCCCATTTCATGACTGTTCCTGTCTTGAGCGCCGGGAGTCTTACCAGCAGTTATCCCCATCATGGTATTATCGAGAGCCTTGGCTTCCTCAGGTGAGAGTTGTGAGAGCAACTGACTGTGCATCTCATCGAGGATGTGATTGGCCGCTCCCGCTTGGTCTGCATTCCCAAGCAGGAAAGCAAGAGCAGCGGGACTCTTCATCATCTGACCTGCCAATATTTTAATGCCAGTCTCATCTTGCAATACTTCTCTCAGAGACATCTGTCCACTCGTTGAGGTGATTATCGGGGTGTCCAACAGTTCAGGAGGGGTTTTAGCAAGCATATGGGGAGCGAATTTAGCGAGTGCCTTTTCGTATATCACAGGACTGAACGGCCTCCCTCCAGCCCTCTTACCCTCGAACTCCTTGAAAATCTGCTGCGCGTCAGGATGAGCGAGAATCGCTGGTAGGGCATGATACATCTCCCAACTATGCACAGCCTCTTGGAAGGGTTGGACTTGGTTACCAGTAACACCAAGCGCCTCATTCACATGATGAGGAAGCAAACCCTGAGGTGTGAGTGCCTCACCGAAACTACCCTTCAATCTCTTTGCTTTTGGACTGAGTGCTTCACCAGATATGTAACTCTTTGTAATTCCTTCTATGTATTGTCCCTCAGGGATGTCTATACCGTATTTCTCTCCAAGCATCTGTCTGATAATTGGGGCGAAACCTAACCTGTATGACTCAGGATGCTGCGCCAGTTTGAACTTAGCCGTGGATGCTTCTGGGTTAGAACTCATGTTCAGTGTAGCGAAAGTGCCATCTTTTCCGTTGTATGGGTAACTGAGAGCCTCCTCTGGTTTGAATGATTTGCTGTAATTGTGAGCCACTAACTTCCTCCAAGCGGCATCCTCTATGCTGGGTATCTTCATAGCATCGTTAGTGTGGTTCTTATTGACGTAGTCAATGACCTCTTGAATGAAATCATGAGGGTCAGGAACGCCTAACTCACCGAGTTGGTTTATCAGCCCGTCAATACCATGCCTGTGAGTATGTCCGTATTCATCCTGCCAGACCATCTCCCCATGCTTGCCTTGCATCCACTGTCCACTTGGTGTCCGGTCTCCGAGATGAGCGTGTAGAGGCAAGTCAATCCCATAATGCAACGGGTTCTTCTCGTCGTCGTGGAATATCCCTTCGTGAGGCATCCCGATGTAGACTGATTCACCAGTCTCCGGGTCCACTCGAAAGATTCCCTCTCCTTTTCTAAGCAACAGAGGAGAATTGAGAAGTGAAGATATCACGCTCATGCTGTTCTTCCGCTCCTGCTGGTGTATATACCAACAGGGTCTGTCCCGAAATATCTGGGCTCGTTAGTAGGGTCTGATGTCCCGCCTTCGTTCCTATTGGTCTGTTTCGGCCCGTTAGCCGGATGATTGGGATGATGGGCATCTTTGCCTCCCTTGTCCCCCTTACCTTTCTTCTTGCTATCCTTTTCCTCAAGCAGCCTCTTGACTTTATGCATCAACAATCTGATTTCCTGCTGTTCTCCCCAGTTATGCTTCTTCTGCAAATCACTTCCTGCAAAGATGTCGAAGGATGTAGCCATGCTTTGAGAAGCCATACTTCCTGAGAATGGATTAGAAGAGCCACCCATATTGAGACGAGGCCTTCCACTGATTGTAGGCGGGACTATTGGTGGAGGACGATGAGGCTTCAATCTGGGCTTCGGCATTCCCTTTGTCCCCATTGCTCCCACTCCCGTTGCTCCCAAGTTTTTCTCTGAAGGTAGCAATGATTGCAATCTACCACCGCCAGTTGCACCTGCGAAATATTTTCTTGGATTGCTCTTTGAAGGGCTGGCGGCAGTCACTCTGACGTTACCTTGTCTCTTCATCGCGTCCTGCTGTCCTAGATACTCTCGATAAGCAGCAGGGTCTTTCGACTTAGGCTGCTTAATGGCAACTCCCCTGTGTTCCATCTCCACAGAAAGCGGAGCATTCATCATACCAGTCTTAGTGCCTCTACGAACTCCTCTCCTCTTGGCTTTGTAAGACCTCATAGTAGCGCCAATACCACCCATCATTCCACCGGGAGGTTTCTTGAAAGTCCCAGTGCTTGGTCTCCATTTCTTACCTTCCTCTTTAGAGCGACCTCGCTCTGTCTCTTTGGTTTCCTTACCACGCAAGTCCAAAGGTCTCATCATCGAGATATCTGGATTATCCTCTGCTGAGAAGGACTTGAGCAACTGGAATGGTATCTCAATCAGTTCACTCATCTGAACTGGATGTCCATAGGCGAAACCCGGACCTCTCGCTTGAGTAGCAAGGCTGGTCAAAGCGCCGAGATTACCAGCAGGCCCAGTCTGGGCGTGTAATTCTCTATCTATGTCAAACTTATCAGGCTCATTCTCCTCGTCATATTCCTCATCAGAACGCCACGGTTCATCATCATCTTCATCTTCATCATCTAAGAAACCTGCTAACATGTCGAGCGTTATTTTGAAATGTTTACGCTCCCTCACTCTCACATCTTGCCTATCTTGGTCATTCTGCTTCTTTTCCTTCTCAGAATCAGCATATCTTGGGTCAGTCGGACTACGACCAGAATCGGGTATTTCTGAATTGTAACTATCTTCTCCGTCATTAGTACGGAACATAGAGGAAGATTCACTTCTCGGAGCATACATCCGAGTATCACTACCTCTTCCCATCATCCCTCCCTTAATCAAGACAAAACCACGACGAACTTTCATTCCATAACCTCCGCTACTGGTCCCATAACCTCATGAGCAGATTCATTGACCATTTCGGCCAGTTCTGTATAGAATTCCTTAACGAAAGGGGGGCTTGTGAAACACTTACCCATACTCTTACACTCTTCCTCGAAATGAGGTAGAAGCGACTTGAGTTTCTCACGAACGGGAATCACTACAGCAGGCTCATCTTCCTCGGTCAATGTCTTCAGAGCCTCCATTATCTCTATGAGATAATTACCATATTCCATGTTACCATGGGATTCTTCATTGATGTAATATTTGAAACGCTGATAGATTAGAGAGACATAATCCAGAAAAGTAGGAAGTTGTTTAGGTGTTATCTTTGATTGCTGTTTCAAGAGACGATATCCGGGATGTCCCATTTGCAGCAAATCACTGATAACTATCTGATTCAAAATACTCACTCCATCTGTTCCAATAACTGACTCTTGATTCTCTTCCAACTATCAGGACTCTCCTTGGCTAATTCGACCTTGAGGATATTTATCGTCTGATTGATTTGAGTCCCTTCGGTCTCTGGACCCCACTTCTCATCCAATTTCACCAAATCCTTGATTGTCTCTCTCACCTCTTTGTGAAGAGAGACCGCATCTTTGACAAAACCGTCCTCATGGACACTACCATCCTCAAGTAACTCATTGAGTTTGTCGTTGAGTCTTTCAGCGTTGGAACGAAGGGCATTCATCTCTTGACCAAGCGCTAGAGAGACTTCTATCGCCGCCGCCTTTCTTACAAGCGGTTGAAAATGGTGTTTCATGTGATGATATACTGAAGATTCAGCGCATTCCAATAACTCCGCTAACTCCTCGCTGGGAAGCCTTCCTTCAAAGTAAGCGGTCTCTAAATCACCGCGTTGCTCATGCGTGCAAATGAGACAAGAGGGATTCGCTGCCATGTGATAGTCCCCCATGTGATTTCTGTAATGACGGTCTGATGTGTTGGCCCTCCAACTCATCTCCTTATCTAGTTCCTTATGCGATATTTCACCACTCAATAAGGCCCCTTCCAAGGCCTCTCTCGTATCACTTTGACAAAAGGCGCAAGACCTCTTGACCACTTGCTCTCGCTCGGCCACACAAAGTCGGAGTTACAGATACCACATGAACGTTGTTGCATTATATGATTTACATCCGATTTATCCGAGTGTAAATCCCGCCTAACAACATGATGGAGGCAAAGATGCCCATCATTATGAAAGAGGCATCCATCTGGTTAAT